GAGATAATTTATATTACTTTTGACAAACATAAAACAAATAAGTATGGAAATTAAATTAAAATGGATTTACCCAACTAAGGTAAAAAACAAGTATGGTTACGTTTATAATTATTTTTACGTTCGTAGGAATAGGAAGTACCTTTATTCAAGTCAAAGATTGGAAGATGCGCAAGACTTTGTAATTAGATATGCTCAAAAGAATAACATTAAAAACATTTACAAATGATTACGGGGTTTGAAGAACACACCAGCGAATTAACAGCTGAAGAAATGGAAATATTAAATATAGTAATTCACGGATTTAGACAGTACAAGAAAAACAACCCGATAAAAAGCGAATTAATAGTAACACGGATGAACCAATATCTACAATTACACGGATACAAAATTAAAATGACTGGTCCGCGTTTACGCAAAATGGTTAATTACATACGTTCAAATGGCTTAATACCGTTAATAGCGACGTCACACGGGTATTTCACAAGCGATTGTAAGCAAACTATACTTGAACAGATAACAAGCCTTCAGGAACGCGCAAACTCAATTGAGAATGCGGTGCAAGGATTAAAGAAATTTTTGTAGTTTTTTTTTAAAACTATTATTATATTAAAAATTTAGATTATATTTGTAGAAAATTAAACAAAGTTATATGAAACATTTATTAAAAAGTCTGGCGGCGTTCCAGCAAGAAGTGAAAGTAATTCACAAAGAAACACAAGGATATGGTTACTCATATTCGGATCTTCCAAAAATATTTAGCGAAGTAAATCCATTACTACAAAAACACGGATTAGGATTCACACAACTAATTAACTCACAAGACGGATTAAACTATCTTAAAACGGTTTTATTTCACGTTGAAAGCGGTGAAATGATTGATTCAAATACTTTAATACCATACGTACAATTAAAAGGAATGAACGACTTTCAAAGTTTTGGTTCGGGCGTTACGTATTTTCGTAGGTATTGTTTAAGTTCAATTTTAGGATTAGTAACTGATAAAGACACGGATGCTTCAGGCGAACAGGAAAAGCCTAAAAAAGAAAGCTTGGATAATAAAAGATTTACCGATGCTTTAAAAGCAATTAACGAAGGTAAAATTACTATCGAAAAGCTAAAAGAGAAATTTCAATTAACTGAAGCACAAGAAAAAGCATTATTGTTGTTATGAAAGGATTATATATTTGCAAAACATATTTCTATAATAGCGACTTAACTAAAGTAATTCCAGTTTTAAAATACGGAAAAACAAATAATATAGAAACACGAATGATACATTATAATAAAATAGCTCCTTATAAATTGTTAATGTTTTTTCCGTGTAAAGATTTTATTGATTTACGGGAATCTTTAATTCAATGTCAATATGATGAATATAGATTAAATAAATCCGAGCATATTATTTATGAAAAAGGTTTGTTTAAGCAATTATTTAAACAAGTAAAAGATGCTGCAACTTGTAAAATAACAAAAAGTAAAAATAAAAACGGTGCAATAAGCCACACAATAACTGATTAATATGAAAGTACGTTGTTCACAAATAGGAAAGATTATGACGAACCCCCGAACAAAGGGGGAACGTCTTTCTCAAACTACTAAAAGCTATATTTTAGAATTAGCAATACAAGAAAAATACGGAATACATAAAGAGTTCTGGAGTAGATACACGGACAAAGGAAACGAAGTAGAACCCGAAGCGATTAAATTAACTGAAAGTGTTTTAGACGTAGGCTTTATTTACAAGAATGAAGAACAATTTTCTAATGAATGGGTAACAGGAAAGCCCGATGTAAACACGGATGTACTAATTGACGTTAAAAGTTCTTGGGATGCGTTTACGTTTTTTGACAAGGTAATAGAAAACGAACTAAATAACAAAGATTATTACTACCAACTTCAGGGTTATATGTGGTTAACTGACAAACAAGAGGCTTTATTGTGTTATTGTTTGATTGATACGCCTTTACAAATAGTAGAAGACGAAATAAGAAGGGAACACTGGAAACAAAACTTAATAAGTGAAAGTTCCGATATAAGAGCTTTTGTAGAAGATAAGCATACATTCGGGCATATACCTATGGAAAAGCGTGTTAAAACGCACGTAGTAAAGCGAGACGATGAAGTAACCGAAGCTATTAAAACACGAATAGAAGAATGTAGAGAATATTATAACAACTTAATTCAATTAATATGAATCCTGAAGTTAACCAAGAAATACAAGAATTAAAAAAAGAACTAAAAGAATTAAACCAATTAGTAAAAGCCTTATTAACGGTAACAGATGAAGGCGGTACTGTAAATACTGATTCTTTAGTAATTAAAATGTTAAAAGTAAAAATAAATAAAAAGTAAAATGGAAAATTTAGCAAAGGTTTTATTGGTTCCTATGGACTACGACGAAAGACGAGAAAGAGTTGTTGAAGCAATTATTACGTATTTAAACTACGATGCGGTTTCAGATGAAAGGTGGCACAGTCCGTTCGACGATGAAGATAGACAAGCAAGGGTACGTAAAGACGCTGAAAAAATAGCGGATATAACATTGGATTATTATAAAGTAGAATTAAAATAAAAAGTAAAATGGAACAAAAAAACTACGGTAGTCTATCTACCAACAAATTTAAAAAACAAGATTCACACCCTGATTTTAAAGGTAATATAACAATCAACGGAATTAAGTACGAATTAGCTGGTTGGAAAAAACAAGGCGACAACGGAGCTTATATAGGTTTACAAGCACAATTACCAAGGGATAATCAAAACGCCGTTAAACAGCCTGAAACGCAGCCTAAAAACGATATATCCGACTTCTTAAATGATTTCTAATGAAAGCGAGTAAAATAATAGCAAATAGCGACGAGTTAACACGTAAAATGTTACGGGAGTACCTACAAAAACACGAACTATCATTAAATGCTTTTTGTTTGGATGCTAAATTGCACCAGTCAAATATTCACACGTTTTTAAACGGCAAATCTTTAACAAGTAAAACGATCCAGCGTTTAGCGAAATACCTAAATGAAAAAGGAATGTAATATGAATTATTTAAAACAAGCATACGACAAGCTTCAATTAGAAGGAGTTTATTTTACACCGAAAAAAGTAGTTACTAAAATACAAAAGGAGCAAATAAATGCGCTTATAAGTAACCCACCTTATAAAAAATAACTTAGGCTCGGCAAAGTCAAAGGTGCGGAACGTAAAAAATTCCGCATTTTTTTTTATAAAAGTATTGTTTATTTAAAAAGTTATATTAATTTTGAAGAAATAATTAAAGCAAAGCACTATGAAAACACAAACTGAAGAATTTAAACAAGCTAAATTACTTGAAATGCAAAGAGATGATTTACGCGCTATGTTACAAGCAAAAACACGAACAGGTGGATTTGATAAAGCAAATAATGAATTATTGCAAAGATTGGATAAATTGTTTTTTTTACACTGTACAAACAATGGTATAGAATTAAGTAAATTTGGAAGGTTAAAATAATTAAAACAAAGCACTATGAAAACACGTAATTGGAAAATTGAAGCAGTAGATTTTTACAACCGTAAAGGATATTTCGATATTAACTTAGGTAGGTTTGGCTCAATGGAGTTTCAATTTGAAGTAGAATTTACAAGAGATGGAAACGAAGTAGAAGATTTACAGGTTTATATTACCCGTTATGATTTATACGACCACGAAGGTAGTTACGTAAAACACGGAATATTAAACAACCGTAATTCAAAACTAATTTGTGAAACATTAGAGGAATTAATTTACGAAGACCCAACTGAATTTGGTTTTGAGTACGAAGATGAAGCTGAAGAAATTTTACACTACCAAGAATTAATGCGCGACGATAGATAATTAAAAAAAAAGTATAACTTTGTAATGTGAGATACATTCTACTACTACCGTTTTTGATAACCCTATTTATTTTAGATAGGGTTTTTCTTGTTTTGGTATATTGGAAAAGTGCGCATAAATTTGAAAGGTGGGTATATAAAGACGAATTGATATTGGAATCAATGTTTCGTGTTACAATAGGTTTATTAAGTTTTTTAGTTATTCAATTATTTAGTTCACTTTGGTAAATGAAAAGTTTTTATTAGAACTAAGTAAACACCACAAAGACTGGATTAAAATTGTAGGCACTTTTGGAGAAGAATTTTACGCTGAAGATATAGTTCAAGAGATGTATTTAAAGATGGCAGTAATAAATAACGTTGAACGGTTTTATTTAAACGGTAAACTGAATAAAAACTTTGTTTGGACTGTTTTAAGAAACATGACTTTTGATTATAAAAAGAGCAAAACACGAATAACAAAAGTAAGCATAACGGAAGCCTACCAACTGAAAGACGAATACTTGCCTGAAATACTTGAAGCAAAGAAACGATTAGAAATAAAGATAAACCAAGAGGTTAAACAATGGCACTGGTACGATCAACTATTATTTGACCTTTACCGAACTTCCGGAATGAGTACAAGGCAAATAGAAGGCGTAACGGGAATAAGTTTTAAAAGCGTATGGAAAACAATTAAGACTTGCAAAGAACGCTTAAAAGATAATGTAAAAGAAGATTACGAAGATTTTAAGAACCAGGATTACGAATTAATAAAATGAAATTAGAAGAAAAAATATTAGATAAAATGTTAGACGTTTCAAAATTTACAACAAGTCAAATAATTGATTTAGGCGTTAAGTTTTGGATTTCAAAAGATTTTACTGAATATCCAAGTAAGCATCATTTTATAGACGTAATTCAATTACAAGTATTAGAAGATGACACAATACTTTTAGCAACTGAAGAACAATTTTTAAAATATAAATTATATTAACATGACAAGAAAAAGACGAACAAAAGCCGAAATATTAGCGGCTAAAAGCGAAGGATTAGGGGACACAGTAGAAAAGGTTTTAGAAGCTACTGGAGTATCAAAAGTGGCTAAATGGTTACTTGGTGAAGATTGCGGTTGCGACGAACGTAAAGCAAAGTTGAACGAGTTATTTCCGTATCGTAAACCTGAATGCCTACTAAAAGACGAATACGAATATTTAAAAGAATGGTATTCTGAAACACGTTATTCAATGAAACCTACCGAACAAAAGGAACTATTAAGGATTTACAATAGAGTATTTAAAGTAAATATGCAACCAACTTCTTGCGGTAGTTGTTTACGTGATGTAATGAATAAATTAGAAATATTATTTAACACCTACGAAGATGCCAATTCCTAAACCACGAAAAGACGAAAGCAAAAAAGACTTTGTTCAAAGATGCATGATTGACGATACAATGACTTTTGAATACGAAGATATAGACCAACGTTTAGCGGTATGTTCAACAACTTATGAAGAAAAATTAAATGAAGTTAGTAAAGATAAGCGAGGTTAAAGCCAACCCGAAGAACCCAAGAATAATAAAAGACGGAAAATTTCAAAAGTTAGTTACGTCTATCCAAGAATTTCCTGATATGCTAAATAAACGTCCCTTAGTGGTTTTTACTGACGTAGATAACAAATACGTTGTCTTGGGTGGTAATATGCGTTTAAAAGCCTGTAAAGAGATAGGATTAAAAGAAATACCGATTATAGTAGCAGACGAATGGACTGAGGAACAGAAAAACGAATTCTTAATAAAAGATAATGTAGGTTTTGGCGAGTGGGATTGGGATCAGTTAGCAAATGAGTGGGATGTTGAAAAGTTAGACGATTGGGGGTTAGATTTACCGATTTTAATGGACGAGCCAAGTTTAGACGAATTAATAGGCGAAGAAAAGAATAAACCTGCTTCAATGAAAATTACTTTTAAAACAGTTGAACAATTACAAGAAGCTGAAAATGATATTCAAGAATTAATAGATCGGAAATACAACGGAGCATTTTATTCAGTAAGTGCAGGTGAAATATGAGATTAGAAATTGCATCAAGAAAAGCAGTAGATTTTTCATGTAAAAACTATCATTATTCAAAAAATGCAGCTCCACGCGCACACGATTTAGCATTTAGTGTATTTGAGAATGATGTTTTTTGCGGTGTAATATGTTTTGGAAGAGGTGCGACAAATGATATTGGAAAACCTTACGGATTAAATAGTGGAGAGTGTATAGAGTTAATAAGAGTTGCATTAAACGGAAAGCAATTATTAACAAGTAAAGCATTATCAATTGCGATGAAACTTGTAAAAAAGTATGCGCCATTAACAAGAATGTTAATTTCATTTGCAGACCCTGAACAAAATCATACAGGAACAATATACCAAGCAACAAATTGGTATTATGTTGGCAGAACAATTCCAGCGAAAGAGTATTTATTAAATGGACAAAAAATACATGGAAGAACATATAGAAGCAAAGGAAAACCAAAAGAAGCGATTGAAACATACGGAAGCAGCAAAATAAGATATATTTATCCACTTGACAAAAGTTTAATATCTTTGTGTAAGTCTTTGAGTAAACCATATCCAAAACAAGCGGTTGAAGTTCATAAGTTGAACAATTCACAATCCAGTGAAAAGGTAGGCGGTGCGAATCCGACCCAACCGCTCTAATTACACCGAAAATTCACCGAATTATGGCAAATGAAGAAAATTTAAAACCAGCTTGGCAAAAAGGCGAATCAGGAAACCCAGCAGGAAAACCTAAAGGAGCAAAGAATCGTAGCACAATAGCACGTCAATGGTTAGAAACAACACAAAAAGCAAAGAATCCAATTACAGGGGTTGAAGAAATTTTAACCCAAGAAGATTTAGGAACTTTGGCAATGGTTAAGAAAATGCGAGAGGGTGATGTTTCAGCTTACAAAGCATTAATGGATAGCGGTTACGGTGCGCCATTACAACAAATAGAACAAACGATTTTAGAACAACCAATATTTCCTGATGTTCTC